TCTTCGCTTTCTTGCGGGTTCATCTTCAAGTTCTTCAGTCGAAGATTCATAATCACGAATTTCACCTTCTTCTGTTTCCGACCCAGACTCGGACTCGGACTCGGACTCGGACTCGGACTCGGACTCGGACTCGGACTCGGACTCAGTTTCCGTACCATATTCACCTTCACTTGGGTAATAAACACGCGGTAAAAGGTCTTCGAGCGTCTTCCAATCAACCCAATCGGTCAATTCATTGTGCTCAATGAAATTCTTGAAATCGAGTTTATCTCGGATACCCCAAGTGTTCTTGGCAATCGGAGACCAATAGGCATAGGAGTCATTATCAATTTCAGCGGGGTAAAGGTAAACGTCTTGGTTATCGTCGATAGCGTCGGATCCTTCTCTCACCATCTCACAATAAATGTCATACATGTGTTCAAGAAGACCATCATTCGACACAGAAGCGTCTTCGACGAAATTTTCGTGACCAAACGTCAAAAAATGAACTTGGCCGTATGACGCATACAACTTTTCCTTCATTATACCCATGTAACACAGGAAATCCCGACTGTTATTGGGTACCAAATTGCGCGGAAAGTTTTCTGCGCGAAGACCCCACACTTCAGTCTCTACGCCAGTCATTCGGGTCATCAAATCATCCAAATAGGACAATCTGTTCAATGACGCGCAATGCTTAACAAGTTCGGTGCTCAGGCTCATTTTCTCGTGATCTATATCATTTACGTTTGATTTGTTTAAGTGTGTTATTAAAAGTCAATTCTAGATGCAAGTCTACCAAATGTTCTCATCTTAAAAATACGCTCCCGCTCCTTAAAATCACGACATCTTTCTATAATTTCGTGAAGTCGAACTTGTGCTTCCATGAGTTTATCATCGTGTATAAATTCGGCGTGTCTCACAGTAGGACTCCATGTGTCAAATTTACTGTAAAAACGCTCCTTTTCAATATTCCGATTTTCAATTTCTTTGTATCGTTCAATTTCAGAACAGCACGTCATGTATTCATTCATGCGCTCGTTTAAAGTTTGAATTTTTAGTTCATGCATTCTCATTTTAACGAGATCAATAGCTGGATCATACATTGAAGAGGGTTCTTCTCCGTAAATCTGATTGACTCGAAGAGTTTTCAATATTATACCCAGATCTCTGAGCCCCATTTCGTAAATGGAGTGTGTGGTATTTTTTTGGTGCATCCGGACACCTTGTCTCTTGTTGGATGACGGTTTTCCAAATTTTGATTTGGACGTCTGTACAGAGAGAATTCGTGGCTTGGCAAAATGCGAGGCGGAAATCATGGGTCGTGCAACCATCTTGCATCATATACTGACTATTCCTTTATAAGCCTTTGGAAATTCAAGTGTAACCTCTTCACCTGCCTCGTTTATGGCAGTGACTATTTCGTATCCTTCTTTGATATGTTCCGTTTTAAGATCGTATTTTATTGTCTTAGGTACGAAAATATTAAACAATCTATCGTATAGACTCATTCTTCTTTATTTCTACTGAGATGTTCTTCTTCGAGCTTTTTCTTCTCACTTTGAACGACTCGCAAAAATCTCTTTGGGTGTTCTGTAAAATTAGACCACCTAAAATCGTCAATTGAATATTCGATATATTCCGGGATATGTGCCGTAAACACAATTAACCCTTTGATAACTTTGTAGGTCCAAGTAGTTGCAAGTGCGTAACAGAAAGCTCTTGGGTAAAGCCACCACATTTATGTGTTTATCAACCTCTTTTTTTATCTAACTTAAATACAAGATGAATCTTCACGAAGTACCAAAGAAAGTCCAGTACATAACAATAGATTCAGAATTCGTAAATGGGTCGAATAATACATTTACGATTGACTTTTCTTTAGATTCAAACGTACACATGGAAGACATGACTAAAGTTATAGGATTTAAAATAGTTGATTTCTATGTTACACAGATAGGTGAAAATGACACGACAGGTAGCACGAATGTATCCAAGTATGTAGATGTCATTTGCGAAGACATACCCAAAAGAGCCCAAATATTGGACGAACGAAATGGACAGATACTCGCTAGAATACCATTGGAGAGAAGCTTCTCCGGCAGTAATTCATTCATACTTAGAGACAAACAATGGAGATCATTTAACAGAGAAACGTCGCTATTTAACCCAATATCGATACAGAAGACAAATTTCAGGTTGTACGAATCACAGGGTGACGGAGATTATGAACTATTAAAACCAAATGTATCATTTTACATGATAATAGAAATCACTACCATAGATGTCAAAGAAAAACCTAGAAACAAAGAAATTCAAATATTACAGGCATTAGATCGACTCATGGACAAGATAGATGATCTCAATCACAACGTCAAAAAACTACCTGACGCAGAAGACTTGGAGAAAGCTAGAAAGGAAACAAAAAAATACCCATTTAGCTATCTCATAGTTTTAGTTATATTGATTTTAGGTGGTGTTTATTACATTACTTCAAAACAGTCTCCCCCTCCTCAACCTTCTTTTTAGTTCTACGAACAACCTTCTTCACAGGCTTCGGCGTTTCTTCAACTGGAACTGGAGCTGGAGCTGGAGCTGGAGCTGGAGCTGGAGCTGGTTCAGCCTTCTTGACTGGAGCTGGTTCAGCTTTCTTGGCTGGAGCTGGTTCAGCTTTCTTGGCTGGAGCTGGAGCTGGAGTGCTATCGAGTTCATCAACCAAACGCATCAACAATCCATACACATGCTTCTTGTTGATTCGAAGGGTCTTCATCTCATCGCGAATTTCTTGTCTGAGAGCTTCCATTGTAATATACATAAAGGAAATATTATCTTTAAATGTAATGCTCGTCATAGGCCCAACTCTTCTGAGCGGAATCGGTCAACATGCAAAAAAGTATACCGAACTCTTTCCTGACTGGAAATACGTTCAAATAACAGAAAATATACCCACGTGTGAGAGAGCATTTATATTTGCATTACCAATTGATTTCTGGTTCAAAAAGATCCCCGAGCTCAAGCAAAAAATAAAACACCTTCACTGCATGACTGTGTGTGAAACCGAAACGGTACACGAAGATTATGGAAAACTATTTGAATTCTTCGATCGAATCGCGGTACCAAGTGAGTTTTGTAAGAAAGTTCTTTCGAGGCAATTTCCAAATACTAAATTCTATGTCGTTCGAGCACACATTCCACATAAGGATGTATATACGTTTTATCACATTGGAAATATCATGGATCAACGAAAAAATTTTAGAGACATTCTAGAAGCATTTGTTCGCCTGAATAAACCTGATTCAAAACTCATAGTAAAAGCTACATGTAATCAGCCAGTCAAAATAAACTTACCAAATGTCGAGGTGATAAACGGTCTCATATCGGACGAGGAAATGGATAAAATACACAGAATATCAGATTGTTACGTGAGTTTTTCCAATTCAGAGGGTGTAGGTATGGGTGCGGTAGAAGCAGCAATGCGTGACAAACCTGTGATCGTCACAAATTATGGGGGTGCACCCGAATATGTGAAAACACCTTATACGATTGATTGTGAACTTCAAGAGTTGCAGAATGACGACTTCTTGTTTAAGAAAGGTATGCAATGGGGCAAACCAAACAAAGAACAACTCTTGGAGTTCATGAATGATGCGTATGAAAAACGATTGAGACACATGGATCATTCACACACAAAACATCTAGTTGGGAAAGAACACGTCTCACAGCAATTCATCAATGATGTAATTGGTAAGGAGAACAATGAGACCCGTGAGAATAGCACCTGAGGCAATGGCACCCTTTTGAGCTATCAACATGGACACGATGTCATCAATAAACCCAATGTTTGTGGGCTTTTTAATATTTTCGGGGACAATCTTAGCTATGACAACATATAAAGCCATCGATATTACAACTGGTCTCAATGTTTCTTGATCTAACATTTATAGTACACTAATATTTTATCTTCGGTTGGTGTTTTCTACAGAAACCATTGCACACCGCTTTAAATCCACATGGCTTGCCAGCCAGCGTCACTGCTTGGCAAGTGTGTACAGCATGTCGCTTTTCTACAACTTTTTCGGGAGCTTTTTCTATGACCCGAATAACTCGACTCTGTTTGTCTTTTCTGAGTTGCGCATATTTCTGTTTCATTTTCCAAGTCGCATTTGCGAGTTTTTTACATCTATCGGTGGGTGAATCCACTCGGTACATGCGCATGGCATCGGCGAGGCACTGTTCGTAAGACATATTTGTAAGTCTATGATTATAAGAGTGGATATCTCAACTTAGGTATTCGATTACATATTTTTAAACCATATGGGCATGGTATATCTAGTTTTACCCGAAACTTTATTTACCCCGTGTATGTACCCTATATTGGAAGGAAATAAAAGCAATTTGCCTTTCTCTGGTTTTATCTTTACACCCAAATAAGGAAAAAATGTTTCACCTCCTTCGTAATCATCATTGAGATACAACACACCTGTGTAAATTCGCTCTTCACAATTTTCAAAAGGTTGACCCGTAATTACGTCTAATACATCACAATGCGGGTTCATATGTTGTCCATCGTACCATGTGACAACATCGACGTGTTCTACGTCTATATTTTTCCTAAATAATTCTCGCGCTTTATTCAACATCTTATCTCTGACATCTTCTAATACAGAACGCGACGGAAAATCTTTTAAGAGTCTCACTCTACCTTTATAGAATGGAAGTGCATCTTTATCGGGTAAAGTGGGTGTGTGTGGTATTTCACCTATTATCAAGTCACATATATGGGAAGGAAAAAAG